ATCGAATTGGTATCTAATAGCAGTACATTAAAATTTATAGATTTATTTTGTGGTATAGGAGGATTTCACGAAGCACTCAAAAATTTAAACTGTGAATGTGTATTAGCGTGTGATATCGACAAATATTGTCGAGATGTGTATAATATAAATTATGGTATTGAACCATTAAATGATATTAAAAATATTAACCCTAATGATATACCTAATTTTGATATTTTGTGTGCAGGATTTCCTTGCCAACCATTTTCAAATGGTGGGAAAAAGAAAACATTTGATGATGACCGAGGACTTCTGTTCGATGAAATTATGCGAATTGTTAAAGTAAGAAAACCTCGTTTTCTATTTTTAGAAAATGTTAAACATATATTAAAAGTTGGTGAGGGAAAAGTAATTGAATATATTCTTGATAAACTTGATAAAAATGGTTATAATGTTCAATTGATACAAATGTCTCCACACGAATATGGTATTCCACAACAAAGAGAACGTGTTTATTTTGTTTGTATACGAAAAGATATTTATAATGAAAAAGATATCAAATTAATTCATCCAAAGATTGATACAATTAATTTAAATAATTATCTTTTAGATAAAAATTCAATCGATAATAAGTATTACATAGATGGTGATATTCGTGATTGTTTAAATGCGTGGGATGAAATGATTGAAGTATTTGAAGTAGAAGAAAAAATTTCACCTACTATTATGGTAAATGAATTTTATAAAAATTATACTAAAGAGGAATTTGAATCACTTGCGGATTGGAGACAAGATTATATAACCAAAAATAAACCATTGTATGAAAAATATAAAACACAATGGGATGAATGGTATAAAAAATATGAAAATGTTATTAAAAAACGTGAGATTTATGGAAAATTAGAATGGCAAGTAGGAAAGGTTAAAGAAAATGATTCTATATTTAATTACTTTATACAAATAAGACAATCAGGAATACGTGTTAAAAAAACAAAATACTTTCCAACATTAGTTGCAATATCACAGATACCAATATATGGAAAAGAAAAAAGATATATTACACCTAGAGAGTGTGCACGAATACAATCATTTCCCGATACTTTTGTATTACACGATGATGATAAAAAAAGTTATAAACAATTAGGTAATAGCGTAAATGTTCATAATGTTAATAATGTCATTGAAAGTACATTAAAAGACTATAACTTTATTTAGTAAAACAATTTATTATTTTTCAATAAAATTTTTATATAAATATTCAAATGGATTTACTTCTTGGATATTATTTATATTATCTATATTATTACTGTATATTATACTTTTGGGGAAATTTATATACTTACTCGGATGCTTTTTTAATTGTGTAAATAATGCTGATGTAAATGATATATTTGAATCATTATTTTTAATATACTTATTTAATTTATAACCTAAAAGTTTATTAAATTCTTTATCAATTCGAAATACATATAATTTTGCCAAATTTATATCACACACTATAAAACACATTCCATTTAAAGTATGACTCTTGTTTGAATTTTTGTTAATAACAATAACATTACTTTGTTGTTTCATTACTTTAATACTATAGTTTGTATTCATAATTTTACAGTCATACTTATAGTTCGATCCTACTTTACATTTCTTGTCTAAATCTTCACATGGAATAATCTCATTAATATATTTTATAATTGAGTTTTCAATCAATTTACCATATACCATCTTGTTTTCATTCTTTGCTGGTGGAAAACATTTTAATACTTTTATAATTTCTATATACATTTTATCTAATCTATCTACTTGTTCTTGTTCTTTCAACAATGAAATAAAATTATTTAGTTCATTATTTTTAATTTTATTATTATATATATAATTTCTATATGTTCTTTGTATAATTTTAGTAGCATTTAATTTTAGATTAATATTGTTATCCAGCATATAAATATTTACTATTTTTAATTTACTTAAAATCTTTATATTTTGTATAAAAATGTTATTTAGAAATTGTTTAAATAGTATTAAAAGAAAAATAAATTATATAATCATTTAAAATATATATTATATATATTATATCAGTATGATAAAAAATTTATCTAAATTAATTGGATTAACTGGTTCAGAAATAGTGCATAGATTTGTAGGAAAATATACTAAAACAGTTTTCGGATATCCTGGAGGAGCAATATTACCTATATTTGATACAATTTTCAATAGTAAACGCTTTAGATTTATTCGCCCCGTTCATGAACAGGGCGGATGTCATATGGCAGAAGGATATTCCAAAGCAAAATTGTATAAAGAACCTGGTGTAGTACTCGTTACATCTGGTCCTGGTGCAACAAATGCCGTAACCGGTATACAAGATGCACTCATGGATCATATTCCACTAGTTGTAATATCAGGACAGGTTCATAGACATAGGATTGGAACAGTAGCATTTCAAGAAGCTGCTGTAGAAAGTATTACGAAGAGTGCTACTAAATGGAATTATACTGTTATGGATGATACTACACTTCCATATGCACTTGATAAAGCATTTAATATTGCGTTAACACCACCATATGGTCCCACTTTAATTGATATACCCAAAGATATACAAGAAAATATATATAATGGAGGAATTCCTATAGACAAAAAAAATTCGATTGTATTTGAAAATTGGGATGGAAATAACTTAAATGAATTCAAATCAGAAATAAAAAATGACACTATAAATGATAAAAAGGTAAATGACGAATTATCAAAAAATTTAGATGCAATTGAAAAAATATTATATCAATTAAATACTGCAAAACGTCCTATAATATGCTGTGGTGGTGGAGCAACATATGATGCTTGGAGATATGTTCGTAAACTTTCTGAAAAATGTTCTATACCAGTTACAACTTCATTACACGGTCTTGGTTGTTTTAATGAAAATAATCATCTTAGTCTGGGTATGTTAGGTATGCACGGTATGGTATATGCAAATTATGCAGTTCAAAATGCCGATTTTATATTAGGCGTGGGGTCTCGTTTAGACGATAGAGTTACCGGAAAAGAGTCGGAATTTGGACGATGTGCAAATATTGCAACAATTGATGCAAGTCAAAAATATACAGATATCAACAAAAATAAGTTAAATAATATTTCAATAGATATAGTTGGTGATGCATCGGTATATATGAAAACTATTGTTGATAGAGTGAATAAATATAATATCCGAGATAGTTATAGTAAATATAATACAAATAATGAAAGTAGAGATGAATGGATTTCACAGATAAATGAATGGAAAGAAAAATATCCTCTAAATTATCATAATGATGGTACGGATAGATTAACTGGACCAAAAGTTTTACATTCATTAAATAAATTTGTCGATGATAATACTATTATAACTACTGGTGTGGGAAGACATCAAATGTTGGCAGCTCAATATATAAATTATACAAAACCAGGACAATTAATTACATCTGGTGGATTGGGAACAATGGGATTTGGTATTCCAGCTGCAATAGGTGCTAAACTTGCTCAACCTGATAAGACTGTTATATGTGTTGATGGTGATGGAAGTTTTCTAATGAGTGCCATTGAAATTATCACTGCAGTCAAAGAAGGTATTAACATAAAAATTATTCTTTTAAATGATTCATCATTAGGTATGGTTCGTCAATGGCAAGACATATTTTATAATGGTAGACATAGTCACACGACAACGGATGTGAATGATCGATTTAATTTTTATGATTTATTTTTTGCTCTTGGAGGAACTGCTAAAATATGTAATCATCCTGACTATATAGATAAAACAATTGAAGCAGTTTTAAAAATTAATCGTCCAGTATTATTAGATTGCAGAATTTCTAGTACCGATGTATATCCTATGGTAAAACCAGGTTCTCCTATTGATAATATGATAATATGATGATATTACATAGAATTTTATTTATTTTAATTTTATTTATTAAAAATTTTACTTAAAATTAAAATCATTTATATATATAAATAAAGTGTTCTATTTCTGTACAATAATACAACTATACAATGTCAATTAATCCTAATTCTAATCTTCCTATAAATAGTGTCTGGAATAAAAAAAATAAATCATCAATTGTCGATAATTTAAAAAACGAAAATTATAAAAATTCTGAAAAATATTATGAATATGATCATCCTGTTTTTGGACATGTTGTAACAAAATTAGGTTTATTCACTAGTAATAGTAAAAATAAATTATATGATGGTGTAATGGTTACACCTAAAGTTAATTCATCAATTCGTAATCGAATGTTTCTTGAAAATAAACTTGATACGTTTGACACACAATCCGTTGATAAATATTATGATGTTAATTTCATAACAACTGAGAGTGTTCCTAATTATATTTCGTCAGAACTATATGATTATGAAATGGAAAATGATTCTATTAATATCGATTATGAAAGTGATGAAAGTTCCGAATCAGACTACGATTATTCATCAAATTATTATGTTAGTAGCGACGAAGAGACTGAATATTTGGATATGTCATATGATTATTAAATTCTTCAATTAAATTATACTGGTTATTTATTTTATATTTAGAAACTTTGTTTTTAATAAAATAATCGTTTTTATAACTGTTGTTGGTAAATTCCTCATCTGGCATTTCTGGTATATCCGTTTTCATATTATAAGTATATATAATGCCTCCAAATAATATAAAATTTAATATAAATGCCATAATTAAAAATGGTAATATTATAAAAAATAACAAATCCATAATATTATATTATATTATATTATACATATATATTTAGATTTTATTTAATAATTTACTGCATTTGCAAGTTCTTTTCCTTTTTCAATGCTATATATTACTTTATGTAATGTATTGTATCTTTTGTTAACATCATTATAGTATGTGCGTAAAGTTGTTATATCATTACCTTTATTAAAAATACTAGAATTTATTGATTGAGAAAGAAATTTATCATTTAATTTTTCTATATCACTATCTAACATTTTAATTCTTTCTCCTATTAATGTAACCTTAACTTTTATTTCAGATAATTCACATTTAGATGACAATAAATTAGGTATAATTATATCATTCATTCTATTTATTTCTGAATCTATCCATTTAATATTAAATATAATTTTTTTGTCTTTAATATTAATATTATTATAGTCTAGGATTGTTCGTGTATCTTCTTGATGAAAACGTATATCACTTGCTGATAATAATGGTTCGGAATATGATTTTTTTGATTTTAATCCTAAACAATTTCCCATTTTTAACCTATTATATAAACATATAATGTTCTTAATATATTTTTATTTACAATTTATTTTCAATATAAAATAATAATGCGATAGTATTTATCAATGAATACAAATGTTTTTGTTATAATAAACACATCTTCTGATACAAATCCATCATCGTATATTGACATATCAAATTGGAGAATGACCAGAAAGATATGTATCCCCTTAATTGATGGTTTACCTTCACATAAACGCGCATATAAAAATATAGAATTGGGTATGCCTGTTATTATATTTGAACGAAATTGTCTTTGGGATGATAAACCAATTGCAATTGGAAAACTTTCAAATATATTTAAAGATAGTATAGATAATTTTGATTTTAATAAATATAATCAAACTAAACCTTTTATAGACATAGGAAAACCATATGGGAATAATGGGAAAAAAAATATAATTGATAAAAAAAATATATCTAATATTGCAGAGATATCTAATATAATTCCTTATAATATATATAATACTATAAAAGCAATTGAATCACAAGAAAAAACGAATGGTAAAATGCCTATAGGATGGTCTTCTATCTTACAAAAATGGTCTAACAAAAATTTCATTCCTCATATATATTGGTATCCTATAAACAGTGAAAATTTATATTCGCAAATTAAAAAAATTCAAGATAATTTAGAATATAATGATTATAAATGGACACCTATGAATACACATATGAATACACCTATGAATACACCTATGAATACCCAAATAGTTTCTCAAAGAAATATTAAAAATGATAAAATATATATTAAAAAGTCACAGTTAATTACAAATAATAGTAAAGTAAATAAAATTGGATACGGAGACGGCGACGGCGACGAAGACAGTGATAGCGACGGATATGAAATTGAAGATAAAAAAAATTATCAAATTCAGAATATGATTATTAATAATATTTTTAATATAAATTCTGCGTTTTCAATAGTATGGTCTGATTGGATAAAATTTCCATATAATACGTTATATGTAGTATTTTTTGCATTGAAAGAAGCTTGGTTTATTGAAACAAAAAAAATGACAACAGAAAATCAAAATATCAGTTTTAGATATCAGTTTATAGAACAATGTATAAATAATTACGATATTAGAGATATATTTAGTAGTGGAAATGAAAATTGTATCAAAAATTTGTTACATAATTATGCAAATAAAGTAAATAAAATTAATTCATCCTATTCGGATTTTTCAAGGGTAGTTATTGAAAAAATAGAAAAATATTTATATCTACTTAACAATTATGTTAATAATTCGATACAAGATATATACAAAGATGATATAATTATATATAATGACCTATATGAATGTCGAATCGATGAAAATGAATGGAATTTATTTTGTCAATATAATAAAAATTTTAAAAATATGTATAAATCAATTGAAAAACTAGATACTTTACGTAATATAACATATAATGATTGGATTAAATGTAATAAAAAAACTGTTAATAATATGAAAAATATGGAAAAAATGTTTAGAAATAATATTTCATATCATAGTCCTCTAGTTAGACATATCAGTTATATCAAATATGATAACCCTATCGAGTTTGATATAGAAAATGATATATCAATTATATCTTGAATTCCGATTAGATGTATTTGATGTTTTATAAGTTATTTGATTATTATTTAAAAATAAAATGTTTATTTTTAAATAAATAAATGATACAAGTTATAACAGAAATGAGTGATTTACAGAATATTGTGAATAAAACAGGTGGAAAAACTGCAGTAGATTTTTCTGCAAGTTGGTGTGGTCCTTGTAAACGATTATACCCATTATATGAAGAGTTGTCTAATAATCCCTTATACTCATCGATTTCTTTTATAAAAGTGGACGTAGATGATGCCCAAGAAATATCTGATGCATGTAATATATCAAGTCTCCCTACAATACAATTTTATATGTGGAGTTCTGAAAAAAATCAAGCTGATCTAGTTGACGAAATACTTGGGTTTAATCCAAATGAACTTAAAAAATGTATTGAAAAATTATCTAGTTCTTTAATTGCATAAATAACTAAAATTAATTATTATTTAGTATCATATGATATCACCACCATTATCATGATGATTTTGTTTATTACTTACCGATTTCCATTTTGAATTTATTATAAATGATAATAACCATGTTACAAACACTATACCACCTAATACTCCTCCAACAAGTGTAGGTTGAGGTAATTTATTTGCAAGAAATAATACCATAATAATTCCGCATAACATCGGAATCATAATAGGATTAAATAACACTGCTTTATAATCCAATGAGTCAACAAAAAACCCTCCTATTTTATTGATATAGTTCGTTATTACATTTGAACTCATAATTATTTAATTATACAAAGAAAAAATTTAACAATCATTATCAATACCTTCCCAATTAAGTTGATTAGATAATGCAAATTGACATTTATCAGCATTTGTAGCATAATCACTTAAATTCATAATATGATTTCTACCAATTGTTCCTGTTCCTGAAACATTTTTGCATTTTGTTTTATCAACCGATTCTACCCAATAATCAGGACACGTATTGACAAATGGAGGCCAGTTTTTAATAACTTTTTTGTAATTTTTCCATTCCTTATATCTAT